TTCAGCTTGTGTTTGAAGATTTAATGTCATATTAGCAAGATTTATACAACCAAATTCAAAACCCTGTCCAGATCCAATCTGATATATTCCAGTTACATTATCATCAATACAACCACCATAATAAATTGTTTGGGCAAGTCCAGTACCAAATAAGGGAGTACCATCACCAACTGCACCATCATTAGGATCCCAGTTATATAAAGCTTTGCATGGTTCTTGTCCACTGGCAGGTGGATTTGCAGCACTATTCTGTGCTCTTGTCGCATTTACCCACTCTTGAACATTAATTGTGGAACCATTTTTTAGTGCAGTTGATCCTCCTGGCGTTGGGTGATCATTATCTATCTCTAATATAGTTGGTGCAGCTCTCAATCTACATCTTGGTGCTGATTTTGTAAAATGCATATGTGGATGTATTTGATTCTCTTCCACAGATTCTACCTCTGTATAATGAGCATCACCTGCATATGTCCAACCTGGTTTTCCTTTAATTTCAACTTCTTGAGCTGGAACATTAATGCTTCCACTGTATGTAATATTAACATTAGTAGTACCAATCGCTGCTTCAGCATCTATACCAATACCAGATCTACTTTTTTCTGTGCCTAATGAATCATTCTTTCTTATGTTATTGTAAACACCTGCGTTTGCACCTGTTGTAGGTTCTGGATACTTAGAACCTAAATCAGGAACCATAAATTGATTATCATTAATAGCCTCAAAATTAGTGCCATCTAAGTTCTTCTTCATAAAAGCAGTATTAGTGCCAGTTCCTAAAATAGCAGCAAGTCTTGGATAATCTTCAGCAAAATATTTTGACCCATCACATTTTAAATAACCAGCAGGTAAATTTGTTATATTAATTGCTGTATCTGGCGTACCCTCATATGTTACTGGCCATACAATAACTTGACCAGTTATATGTCCGTACTTTGCTCTCTCTTTATTATAGAATACTGCCATTAGTATGCCTTGATAATGAACGTCATTGTTAACGAAGGTTGAGTAGTGTCTACTGCTATATTTAATGCATTTTCAATACTCTGTGCTGCTAGTGCAGATCCATCAGCATTTACTGCTGTATGTGATGGAGGTCCTACCATAGTTCCTAAAGTTTGTCCTATTTCAAATCCTCCATGATTATGTGATGAAAATGATTGTTCTGTTGGATCTTTAGCTGTTGACTGTGTATTTAAACTAGTAGGGTAAGTACCATCTCTAAATTTTAATGCTGTTGTTACTGTTCCCCAACCAGCTGTTTCTGTAACATCACCCTGTCCTGTATTAATACTCATTGATACTCTATAATTACCACCAGCAGCTGTATTACCTGCGTCAGGTATCCACTCTATTCTATCTACACGAGCTCCTTCAGCTAACCATTTATACTTATCATTAGGATCTGCTGTTGTAATATACATCAATGGACGAATTTTATCCCATTGATACCATGCATCAGCACCAGTTCCATATTGTTGAGAAATATCAGTGCCATCTGGTAAATCAAATTCTCTACTTCCTTCTGTTAAAGTAATACCTGAGACAGTGAAAGCTGGTCTCTGTTCAGGAGAGTCTTTCAAACCATCAGATCTTACTGGTGTAGTTCCACCATCAGGAGTATAACCGTAAAAATTTGCTTTATTTAAAATTTCCATTGGTCTAGGAAACATACCTGTCATTGCAGGTTGAGCATGAGTTGCTAATGGTTCAGTAGCAACTATCTGAGCAGTATTTCCGTGTGGTGGAATTGTCTGTGTATATGCTTCTGTCTTGGGTCCTGATCCTCTATTAGTTCCTCTCCAATTTGTAGCACCAGCTGGAACTTGAGCCCAATAATTTTTACCAGGATTTACAGTATCAGTTACAAACTCAAAATGAGATGAAGTCAATGGCATTGTATGCTCATAAGTGGAAGATCCATAATATGACAATGCAACTGATCCATTTTGCCAAGTGTGGGGTTCAGCTTCTTCAAAACTACAATTGACAGGTCCGTAACTTCCAGAACAACCATTAGTAAAAGCTTGAGTTCCTCCCATTTCTATACCACCATCAGTCTGAAATACCATAGGTCCTTTTTGATCTGTTGCAACTGAAGGAAAAGTTTCGCTATGACTATGTGATGGGGTATGATTAATACCCAATTTACGATTCAATGTATATACTGTCTCTAGAAAATCAGGAGCAGTTAATACAAAATTAGTATATTTAAAATATAAATTACCACTTAAATTTAATGTAAAATCTATATCAGAATTGGCGGACCATGAGGTTTTAATATCGTATGTTTCACCATATTCAGAAACTAAAGTACCTAACTTAGTTCCATTATTATCAATAACAACATTCTTAGGATCGTTCTGTCCCATTTGATATTGAGGTTGATCTAAATTAGCTGGTTCTAAATCAAGAGGTAACCTATTTGATAGATTAGGTAATCTAAATGTTGCTGTATTTGATCCATCATTAGGATCAACATATGGAAATGTATAATGACCACCAGAAGAATTGGTCATATCACCACCGTAAGTGTCACCTAATACGGATGCTAATAATGGATAATCACTAGCATCTTTTGTACTACCATCGCAAACTAGATATCCTCTAGGTAAATTAGAAGGAAGAAATCCACTACCTCCATCACCACCCCAAGGTAGGATAGTTCCTATCTTGGCGGTCTTCATGCTTTTAATAGAATCGTAGTATGCTGCCATTTATAACTCCATTAACCACCAACCTCTTAATGAGGGTGGAATTGTTTGTGCGTTTCCAGAACCTTCAATGTCAACTGATCCAACAAATACTAAACCAAATGATGCATTGCGTGTCTGAATAATTAATTCTCCAGAATCCCATGCAGTTGTATTTGTAACATTGGATCCTGCACCAACCTTAGTACCAACTATATCACCTTGAATTGCAGTAGAAACATTAGCGATCTTAAGTGCTCTAAGAATTAAACTTGTGTTATATGTTAAGTTACCACTTAGTTCAACAAATCTAATCATGTCACCCGTTTGTGCATCATCAGGTAGATATAAAACCATATTTGCACCAGAGGATGCATTGATTAGATAGTTATTGTTAACCTGTAGTGGATTAGCTTGTTGCTGTCCAATACCTGTAGCAGGATTGTATGCAACATATGTATGTCTTCTACCACCATTTCCTGTCCAGTATTTTTCAATACCGAATGAATCAATAGCATTGTTCTGATAAATTCTGAAGTCTTTTGGATTTGCTGCTCCAGAAGCACCAAGATTATCAATGTGGAAAATACTTTCAGAAGCAATTTCTGTGGCAGAAATTTTTCCTTTTTGATAGAATTTCTGACCGATATATGTGTCACCAGTAAATGATTCAACTTTAAATGACTCAACACTAGGACATTCTCCAAATGCTTGACAGTCTTTATATTTAACAGAGAGATTACCATGAATAGTACTAGAACCGTAAAGTTGCATACCATTAGTATTCGTTACTGGATCTTTAGTAGATCCATCACCTAAGTGACCATCATCATTAGCAATAAAGAGCACTGGTGTAATACCATCAGAACCATACATTCTGAAATTACCACTGGTTAATTCAAAGTCACCATTGCTTCTAATAGCTCCACCACCAAATAGATCAATTAACGCTGTGCCACTAGTGTTTGGATTTCTATATTGTTTAGGTAACTTAACTGCAAACTCTGCATCAAGACCAGCTGTAGCACTCCAACCTGCTCCACCATGAACACTATCAGGTAAGAAGAATTCTTCTCCGATTCTTACATATTGTACGTAATCTAATTTTGGTTGAATTAGATCTGCATTTGTCAATTGAATCTCAAGTCTACGATCATATGTGTTAGGTGTTCTTGCTTGCATTACTGCTGCCCTTGCTGCACGTGTTGCAGGTATATCTTGCATCAATGTAGTTGTTGATTCATATTTTCTAATCTTAACAATTTCAGCACCTACGTTCCATGCTTGTGCAACTGTGCCTTCTATCTTATTAGTAGATGATCCACGACCACCATTAGGATAAGCAGTGTTAGTAGCAAAGTTCAATATCTGATCTGTACCAGATAAAGTTGAAGCAGATGTAATCTGTGCTATTTCAATTGCAGTTGTTCCACTAAAGATAGCAACTAAATCTCCAGTAACAAACTTAGTATAATTTGATGCAATCTTTATACTACTGTCAGAAATTCCTACGTTAGAAGCGACTGTTGTTATAGGTCCATCTGCTTGAACAGATTCAGGATCATGTCTGTAAACATAGACAGGATCTTGATTCTTGGTATATGCAGCAGGTGAAGTTCCAAATGCTTCAGATACCATGAAGACTGTACCATGTGAGTTACCAATCTGTGTATCACCTGTGCAAGTATCAACTTCAAAAGTTGTAATACCACTACCATTTGTTATAGTTAACTTCTTATTGGTAGTTGCGTTCTGATATGGTGTAGTACATGTACCATTTAATGTAAGACCACCAGTGTATGACTGATCACCATTAACAGTTACAGCACCAGTTACTGAGTCAACTTCAAAGACTGTTTTTTCATTGGCGGTATCACAACCATTTTTAACTGAGAATTTTTTAGCAACCTGTGATAATGTAGATTTTAATTTTAAAATTTCACCATCATCAAAAATATTATCAGCTGGATCACTTAAATCTCTACGTGATAATATTACATAATCATCTACATCTAAACTACCACCAAACTGTGCAAGATATATGTCATCTGTATCAAAAGAGTTAGCTACTGTGCCATCAACATCTTGAGTTAACCATGTGGCATCAAACTGAACATTACACTTAAAGATGGCAGTTGTATCAGGATGTTTATAGTTAATAGAACTAAATGTTCCAAATGGTTGTCTTTGAACTTCAACATAGTATGGTGTAGTATTAATCTGTGGTAAACGAGTTATTCTGACAAATTCAGGAGCTCCTGTAACAAGAGCTTTGTATTCAAGCTTTGTAATACCATAGTTATCTACACCAGTATTAGTTGGTTGATATAATCTGAATGCTACACTAGAAACTTGAGCAGCTGATGGTATGTCTATACCATAAGTGGACTTACCAGCAGGAACATTGCTCGCTACACTGCCCTGAATAGGAATAATCTCACCAACGCTAGTCCATGTTGCACTACCTAATGTAGGATCAGCATCCGTAGAATACTGAAGCCATAAGGATTCTGAAGTTTGATCTCTTGGTA